GTCACCGTTATAGATTTCTCCAGCAACTTTGATCTTTTCTGCATCTAATGCATCATTCATACGATCAGCCATTAATTCTTTAAAAATAGGATCTGCAGATGCATAATCTTTATCTACTACTGCATCAATCCAATCACCAATACCAGTTGAGGCAACAACTGGATCTACTACTTCTACTTCACTCATGATTTATTCCTCATCATCTTTTACAATTTTAACAGGTGTAGGCTGTGGAGCTTCTTGCTCTTGTGGTTCATCATCTTCATCATCTGTCTCACCACTTGCTTGCTCTTCAGTCATTTCTTTCTTCATCTGTTCGATTTCTTCCTCGTTCAGATTCAATATATTCTTAAATACCCACTCTTTAGAATAGAACTCACCAACATACTGTTGAGTCATATCCAAGGTCTGCAATCTTTCTCTTACAAGTTCTGCATTTCTTAGTTCTGCAAAATGATTATCTGATGCATATTCAACAATAATATTATTGCGCCATGCTTCCCAGTCTTCACTAGTAATAATGCCTTTCAGCATTAATTGCTTTCTAAGAACCTCTAAGAATAATGTAGAGAACCTACGGCGTAGTCTATCAATAAACTTTTGAAATTTAAGTTCATCACGGTTGATCTCAGTTGATCTACCTAATAGCCCTGCAGCTTGCTCTTGCTCTAGTCTTGATACGGGTACGTTTAAAGATTTATATAGCCTCTTTTGGAAGTATATAATATCGTCTATCTGTCCTAAGTTTTCACCACCTGGCAGTGTAGAGATTTCTGTACCTCTTCCGCCTTCACGTCTTGGTAGCCAGAAGTCTTCCAACATAGACATATGTTTACGATCATCTTTTAGTTTACCAGTGTTTGCATCATATACAAGTTTATTACGATACTTGGTCATAATGTTTTTCATATATTCTTCGGCTTTACCTCTTGGTAAGTTACCAACATCAATATAGAAAATACGACGTTCTGGTGCTCTTGACAATCTATAAATCACCAGACTATCTTCCATCATCCTTAACTGGTTGATGGGTTTGATCGCTTTATGAAGATAGGACACAACTTTTTTCCGTTGGTCATCCAACAAACCAGATGTCACATAACTGATCGAATCAGTAGTAAGTTTGACACCACTTGTTTGTTGGCCTGGTTTTTCTTGATAGATGAAGTGTTCATCTACCCTTTCAATGACTTTAGCACCAGTTACTGGATCTTTCTTTGACTTTATTTCTTTCACCTTACGGATCTTAGTTGAGTCAATATGTCTGATCTCTTGTATACCAGCTTTAGTATTTGATTCGTTAACAACTAGGTGGTGATAAATTCTACCATCTACATACCATCTGCGAAAGATGTCATGACCTAGATCATTAAACTTTAACATAGAAAGAATATTTTTAAACTCTTCCTGAATTTCTTTTTTAATTTTATCAGAAGTTTCCACATTATCAAGTACAACCTCGATTGCGGATTTATTATCTTCAATAGTAATAGACTCATTAACAATGTCTTCTACTGCTGCATCCACTTCTGGGTGCATAGCAATACCACGATATTGTTTAACAAGTTCTGAGTTGTCTTTGGATTCGTCGCCATCAAGATTAATATATTGTCCAAAGTGTGAACCAGATGCAGTTACATATCCTGCACCATCATCATCTGTTGGTGGAACGATAGAATCAAGTTTACTCTTTGCGCTAGTTTGTTGTCCAGCACGTCGAATCTCAAATCCAAATAATTTTAGTCCTCGATTATCTGCCATATTTCTTTCGTCCAAATTAGAGTTAGGTGGAGAGTTTCCCCTCCACCTTATTATTTATATACACTTTAAGAAGTTGTATCTGATTCCCAGTATTGGATTTGGAATTCAACAGTGAATTCCTCAATCTGTCCTGTTGCTTCGTAGTTAAGATCAATTGGTGAAATCGCTGTAGGGAAACAACCTCTAAAGTTATATGTCTTTAGAACAGTTTCGTCACGATCCAATTGGTCTACAACTAGGTCTGCTTGATAGTCTGCTGGGTTAACAAGACCAACGTTAGTTGTATGACCGTTAATTCCGTTCATCCAACGTTCCATTGCATCTCTAACAACAAAGTCTGTGTCGTTAATAATTGTTACAGTCCATGGTTCAAAAGTTCTATCACCTGCAATCTGCAATTGTCTACCTCTAAAAGAGATAGGCAACGGTGCTATATTTGAACCTGGAAGTTGTGCGCCTTTACACATGAAAGACGTTTGTTCGACATCTCCGCCTGCATATGCTGGAAAGTTTACCGTAGCCTTGAAAAGGTTAGGGCGTGCTCCACCACCTGCAATTTTGGCTTTAAAGTCATCTACTCCGAGAATAGCCATTTATTTTTTTCCTTTCCAGTTACTTATACTGTACCAACAACTTCTTCAAACTCAACACCTGATCTAACTGCCACAAAGTTCAATGTGATAAAGTTAATGGATCTTGCTGGTTTAATGAAGATATTTGCTACAAATTCATTTCGGTCGATTACGGATGATGTGTTATTAGTTTCATTACACACAACTTTAAAGTCTGTAATACCACGTCTACCCTTGATTTCTCTCAAGAATGGCTCTACAATATTAACAAACTCAGCTCTTGTAAATTCGTCATTAAGTTCGAACATTACATTTTTAGCTGCTTCGCCGATTGCTCTTTCAACAGTTAAGAATAGTCTGCGAACATTGATTCTATCAAATGCTGATGGTCTATTCATATGTGTTTTATCACCAAACAATAATACTCCTTGACCAGGGATATTAGCAACTGGGTTAACACTTGCTTTATATAATGTGTCTCGTTGTGCTTTTGTTGGGCTATAAGCCAAGTTGGTTACACCTAAGTAAGCACCACGTCTTGCGCCTGCTGGTGATACCCATGGAGCTGCATTAGCATCTGATGCAGACATAATACCTGCTGTAGATGATGCCGCTGGGATATGAATATACTTATCGTTGTATTTATCATATACCTTTAAGAAGTTAGCATCTGCAACTAAGTATGAAGTTGCTGTAAAAGTATCTGCTGTAGTTTCGATATTAGTTGTAATAGTGGATGCATCTGCAAGCCCTACAACATCTGATCTTGCTGGAGAAGCAACTGCAACACAGTCTTTTCTAGCAATAGCTGTAGCTGCAAGATCATTAACAACAGTTGTCTGATCTGTTCTACTAACCATTGATGGTGCAATTAAGAAATCAACTTCTACTGTATCTTGATCTTCATATAGATCAAAGCCTGTTTGAACATTTGCTGCTGTAAGAGCAGCAGAGTTTGTGCCTGTAACCATTACATACTCTTTGACTGCTGGAGTCGATAGAATAAAGTCATCTGCGTTATCTGCTGTAGTACCTGCACCTTGAGTTGTGAATACTGTCTCAAAGCCTGCCATCCAAACATATTGAGAAGCATTGTTAACAACGTCTACTGAATAGTTTGTTGAGCCATCTGATTTTTTAGAGTTAGTAGCCAAAGACACAAATGGGAATGTTTCTAGTACAGCGCCTTTAGCACCAAACTTACCACCTTCGTCAATAACTGCGATGTGAATCTCATCGTTAGATGCACCTACATCTGTTGCAGTGGCTGATGTGCCTGGTTGATTGTCAAAGCTTGACTTATAAGTCCAGCCTGCAAATGATGCAGTGTGAGCAGGACATACGGAAACTTTAATTGAGTTACCCATGTCTCCTGGCCATTTTGCAATGAATGTGTGTCCGTCAGAATCACGAGCTGAAATCTGGGCATCCCAGTCATCTCGGTTCTTAACTACTGGAGCGTCTCCAGTTGCTGAAGCATCATGTGCGTTAACAGCGCCATTAACTGTTCTAGTGACAGTTAAATCTGAACTATATCGCAAGTAGTATGCTGCAGAGTGAAAATCTATAGTGTGTGCATCGTCTGGATTACCGAATGTTGCTGCGAGCTGAGATTCATCGCTGATTCTTTCTCTCGTTTCGACCGGTCCCCAACGATAGTTGCCGACAATTGCACCCATGGTAGATTGAACATTAGGTACTACACCTGATAGATCAACTTCCTTGATAACAATCGCTGGACTTTGGGATGGTGTTCCAATTGCCATTTGTTTTTCCTTTAAGCTAATAATAATTGATCATAATACGACGGGATTTCAATATT